TTGATCCTCATAACACTAACCCTGTTTCATGGGTGCAGTGCTTTGCTGACCCTCTTGAGGGGGCAGAGTATCTGCAATACCGGCGACAGCTTCGCAAGTAACAGCAGCATAGCCAGCGATATCCACGAATGAATCATCGTGGTCGCTGTGCTTTAACCTAGCAACCTTCAACAGCGTCATCATCATGCCAACATCTTTAACTGTGAACGGCACTTCTTTATATGCCGACCACAAGGCTGCGATGTTGTTGAAGTTATCAAGCGGTGTGCCGTAGTTTTCACCACGGCTGCGGGTTGCATTGAATGCATCTTCAAGCAGGTCTGATCTGTTCATTATTTCTGTTCTCTCTGTTTTTCTTTCTGCGTTCATTTTGATCATAACCATCTTCATGATCACCAAGCGTTGACCCAAAGCCATGTAGTTCAGTGGGGCGTGTGTAGTAAACGCCAACATCATCATCAATTGCATTATCTGCAAACGCATCTGCCGGCAGATTGTTTGGTTTTGGTGCATAAAGCTTACGGCGTTCAGCATCGTCATAGCCATTGACGCTAGACCAGCACTTGTTCTCTGGGTTGCGTGCTTGATATGTGCCATGGTTGTTGCCTGTTCTGCGGAATAGAGCCATTTATTAAACCTTTCACTGTGTCAGGATTGTGTCAAAATGCTTTTATGCATTACGTTAAAGAATGATAAAAAGCGTAAAGCCTGCATAAATGCAGATGCACAGCCATACTAAATAGCTGCGTAACATACTGATAAATAAGGAGATGATGGTGCTGCCAGCGTGATTCGAACACGCGACCTCACCCTTACCAAGGGGCAGTACACTGTTTATAACTACCGGATTTCGTTGACGTTTTTTCATTCTAACCTCATCAGTGTGTCACGAATGTGTTCATCTGAAACAGAAGCGTATCGAAGCACCATCCGTTCAGACGCCCAACCCCCCAGTTTCATTAGACTTGGGATCGATGCGCCTTTCATTACAAGCTGGCTTGCCCAATGGTGTCGCCAATCATGGATGGTAAAGTCTGATATGCCTGCTTTTTTGCAGGCTCTGATATGCAATCCTTTAACGCTGTCGCCATGTGAGTATGGCTCTCCGTTCTTGTTAGTAAATATGTATTCATGGTTATGTCGGCTGGATAGCATAGCCTGTTTTGTGCGTGGGTGTATCGGTACAATTCTGCGCTTACCTGATTTAGATTTATCTATGATGATGGTGTCCATGTCGAAGTTGACATGCTGCCATTTAAGATAGAGTGCTTCTGATTTGCGGAAGCCTTGGTAGCAAAGTGTAATAAAGAATGGCTTAATAAATTCTGGATATGCATCTAATAATTTTTCTTGCTGTTCTTTGTTAAGGAAACGGATGCGATCATTTGCATCTTGCAGCTTGGGTATGGATATGGGCGCAGACACATGGTTTGCTATGGCGACCAGCGTTGCTCTGACGCGATTGATGTGTGATGGTTTACAATCACCAAGACTGGTGCGAACAAATTTATTCCATGCATCTGCATCGATCTCCGATATCGGGGTTGATTTAAAATGGCCGACCAGTGTTTTAATATTATACCAGTCGGTCATGCTTTTGTTGTTGAACCATAGACCTGCGGCTTCTGACAATGGCATCAAAGTTACCTTGCCTTGCATGTCATTAAGGATACGCTGCTCTATTAATCTGCAGACATCATCGGCCGCACCCTTTCGGGTTTGTCCGGTAGATTGCCTGACCCTGATAGATTGCCCTGCAAACGATACGCTCCCACTAATGTGGTAGTATTTCCCACGTTTGTATGTGCGTAACATTGCGTTAAACTATCCTTTAGGTTCTGCAATTGCTGCTCATCCATCGAGCAGGCATGGCCAATACGCATAAACTCAAGGCTATTGTCTTTGATATGCTTCTTGAGCGTACGCGTATTGATGCCAAACATTTTACTGATTGAATCAAAATGGTATATCATCTGCAACAATTGTTTGTTGTGGACGAGGTGCTGCAGCGGGTGCAGCTTGACCATTCGATGCCATTTTGGCTTCACGTTTGAGTGACAGAAACTTAACGCCTTTGTCAGACTCAGACCGCCATGCAGCTAAGCGCATGTCGCCATCCATCGGGCCAGAGTAGGCTGGCTGCTTGTTGTCTTCGGTTGCATCTTCATTAAGATACAGCACACCGACACGCTGATAGACAACGAACACATCACGGCCTTGCTTGTCAGTGTCAGTGACAAGGGCTAGACCTTTCTTGCCGTCACCATCCATGTCGATGCTGCCGGTCAGCAACAGGCGTTGCTGCTCCATTGGGGGGAACACAGCCCCCCTGTTGGTGTTATCGTATTCCAATTAGAATTCTCCTACGGCTACGTTATTGTTAGGCGTTATGGTTTGCACCTGACGTTTCGGTGCGACTGAAGCAGCATTGCCATCATCATCTTCTGACGGCAGACCAAACGCAGCTTGCAAGCCATAGCGTTTGGCATAGGTGATGCCACTGCCCATCTTCTGCGGATCGGTTGGATCTTTAGATCTGATGGGTGTTCTGGATTCACGGCTCTCGCCGGATGGTGCATGCATCAGCACAGTGCGGATGAATGTCATGCCGGTTTCGCCATGGAATTCAAAGTCAACTTCTTGCGTGAAGCACAGCCCAAACTTGGTGGCCTGTGTTGCAGCTTCTATGACAGCTTCGAGCGTGGCATAGTTGCTTTTGAAGTGCGGGTTCTTGCCATCTTTCTTGGCAACAACGGACATTTTTTGGAACTCAAGCAGTGCTTCTGCTAGGTTCTTTGGTTGCTTGTCAGTCATCTGTACCTCCTGTGACTGTGATGCGGCATGCGCCGCGCTTGTCACGCTTGATGGCAAGGATGTCACAGAAGACTTCCCTCTCATCATCAGCGATCATGGAACGTAATTCTTTCTTGATCACATCATGCTTCTTGGCTTCTGGCATAGACATGCAGTAGTCGTAGGCTAGTGATGTGAACTGATTATCTTGGCTGGCATCTCTGATCTTGAGGCCATCGATCTTGATGGCAGACCAGTCAACACGGACAGCGTTGGTGTTAGCTGGCTCAGTGTCATCGACAACGTGCTGCCAGAAGGCTGCGGTTAGATCTACGATCTCGCTTAGATAAGCAGATGATCTTTCGATCTGCGCATGGTCATAGTCATTGCCAAAGATGACAGACAGATGCGCCCTGTTCATGTTTGACAGGTGCATATATAGCTGGATCTGCGGCATATACGACTCGATCATGTCAGCCATGCGGCGGTTGCTGCTGGTGTGCTTGCATTCGAGCAAGGCTTCTTTGCCTTCCTCGCTGGCAACAAGCGCATCAACAGTACCCTTGAACGGCACGCCGCGCAGGACTTGCGTGAACTCAGCCTGCTGCACGATGACGGCATGCCCTGTGTCACGGCAGAACCAGTCGATATTGAACTGCTCTGTCTGCGTGCCAAGGTTGACCTTGAAGATGTGGCTTAGATCATCGGGCTGCTTGCGACCTGTCTTGACCAGCCATAGGTCATGCCAGTCGCCGCGCATGATCGAGTACAGATCTGACCCGCCAATAAATCCCTGTCTATTCATAATACCTCCTGTATTTATACTGCATTATTGCACAACTACCTACCATTAACAATGCATTTATGCAGTCTATCGCACAATAACTTACGCGTTCTGTAGATAGGTGACATATGCTTGTAGAACTCTGCAAAGCTAGGCCAGAACGTGGCAGTCTTGGTCACTTCTTTGAATGCATAGATAACAATGTCGGCTGGATATTCCGACAACTCAGCGGCCAATGCCTTGGTCTTTGTTGTCATCATCTTTGCCGTCAGTGTATTGGGCAGAACAATCAGCGTTGCAAGCATGGCAATCCGCTGCTCGATATTTGTGGTCGGCAGCGGAACCATGCTTGTCAACACTTGGTTATATGCTTGCTGCAGTTTATCTGGGTCAGCGTCAGTGATCTTGAAGCCAACGGTGTTGAAGTCTTGGTCGTGTATTTTTTCAACCGATGGAATCAAGGTACTCACTGAATCGATCACTCTGGTCGTGACCTCGATGGGGCTGGCTGCTTGCTCTAGCCTTGCCAATGCCTTGTCGCGTTGACATACCTCTAATCCTGCGACACCAGCCACGATAGGCAAGGTCGAAGTCTTTGAAGGTGTTGCCCTTTGATCTATGGAAATCACAGAACTGACTTGCTTCATACTCATGGTCAATGGCCTCCTGCCCATTGGTCAGGCGTGCGTCATTGATGCTGGCAACAACCTTGGCAGATGGCTGCCAATTTTCTGGTACTTGCATCTTGCTTGCCCTCTTAGGTGTTTTATAGGTTCTTGATAGGTTACTGCCCCGCTCTGGGGCAGCGGATGCCCCACTCTGGGGCAGTAGCAACCTATATCTGGTGGATGTGAATGGCTTATGGATACGCTCGATGAAGCCTAGTTCGATGAGCAGTGCCAGCTTGCGTGACACTGTGCCTGTTCCCATGCCGGTAACTTTTGCCAGCGTTTCAATGCTCGGCCAGCATATGGCTTCGTCATTGGCATAGTCTGCCAGCGTGACAAGCATCCACTTAGCAAGCGCATCTTTGATGTCGGCCTTCATAGCCGCTGCCATTATAACAAACATTATGATTTGGTTTCTTTAGTGCGGAAGAATCCGTCATGCTGCGGGTGAAGGTGATGAAAGAAGCGTGCGTAATAAGCAGTATGATTGTTGCTCAACTTGAACTCACGCTCACATTTAGTTTCGACATCTGTATGCCAGCGGATGCGCTCGAACACAGCCTTTGCTGAGTAATGCTTGTGACCTCTAGCAATGACATCGAGCGTGAAGCTTTGGAACAGGTCGTAAACATGTGGGTTTTCTTTGTGAAATTCCCACCATTTATGTTTTAAACTATCAGACATAGATCCTCCTTGCCACTGCATAAATGCAGTAGATCATATTGTGTTGACACGTTCAAGTGATTTAATGCATGATGATTTTGTAGCCACTCTGACGGTTACAAAACCATGACAACTCCCTGTCGAGAAGAAGATCGGCTGGCTTTTTACCTCCTAGTAAGCCAGCCGATTATCTTCGTTGCTATGGGGTTGCTGATTTCAATACAGATAAAGTTCGGGCCACTCTTTTGCTTGAGCAAATAGATATCAGCGGGCTGTTCTTTATGTGTCTTAGTTAGAAAGCTGAATCCTCGACCGGCTGATTGGTACTTGGATTCAGCTATTAGAACTCCGGCTTTGGTTTCGATGCGGATGTCTCCACTAAACTCGCCACCCAATTGTCCTGAGAGAGGCTGCCTTTTCGCTTTGGCGCCGCGTTCTTCGAGCCAGTTGACCCACCACTTTTCGTGGTAGTTTCCTTTAGAGCGTTGAGATGTTGCCATCGTTGTTCCTCATGACATGATAAACAGACAGTGATCTTTGTGCCGTACACCACAAACCATGGGGTTACATCACCACATGCTTTGCACTCACGAGCCTGACCGATCTTGTCGTAGGTTGATTTCGATTTGCGCGCCAAGTGCATCCATCCAACAGATTAATAGGAAGTTACTTGGCACTCGCTTGTATTGCTCCCACTTGTGAACAAGTGATGAAGCGCAGCCAATGCGATCAGCTAGTTCTTCTTGTGACCAGCCACGTTCATGGCGTAGAGACACTAATCCTGTGACAAGCTGGTGCCAGTTGTCGCTAATCGCTTTGGGTTTGCTGTAATGCGTGAATTCTGATCGCATCCAGTACCTTTTTTGCAGTAGACAAACGCAAATCTTTACCGCCGATAGTTCGGTAGTAAGTGCTGGTCGGCACACCGGACATTCTAAATGCCTGTAATACCGTGATATTGGCTGCGGCTGATGCTGCTTTTAACTGTTCCATGTAACTCAACATGAGAATAAGATACTGCATTAATGCACGCTTGCGCAAGTAGCTGTTTGATGCAATACTGCATTAAGCTCTGATGACGATTGATATCTGGTGCTGTATAAGTGCAGTAGGAGGTGTCATGAAATGGAAGACTATGAATCAAAAGCAATCCGCGTTTGGATGCGTTCTGTTATGCGCCAACGAGAATGGTCTGCAAACAGATGGGCAACACTGGCCGGCACAAGTCCGACCAACATCACCCGCTTTTTAAACGGTGGCAAATTTGTGCCATCGTCTAAAACAATAGGTAAGTTAAGTTACGTTGCGGGATCAGCCCCTTCACTATCACAAACTGCAACATTGGATGCAGCTT